AGCTTCGGAGGTGTCAAATGAGGTGCGCTGCCCGCGTGGCACCACGTCGTCCATGGACAGGCGGGCGGCGATCGGCGCCGCATAGGCGGACACCCCGTAATCCCAAAACTCTTGGTTGCGGCCGGTCGTCGTCTCATAGGTGAGCGACGCCCCGGCGGAGGTGGCGTCGATCATGGCGGCCGGGATGCCGACCAGGCGGGCACAGTCGACCGCGGACGCGTTCCGTCCTTCGACCAGCAGCGGGCCCGACCCGGCGGCGCCGTGTTCCTTCGTTTCGACCGCCTGGTTCGTGAACAGAATCCCTTCGTTGTCGGCCAACGCCTGCCGGGCGGCGCCGACCAGCCTGGTTTTTTCGGCGTCGGTGAGCTGGTCGCCGGACGTTTGGTGCAGCTCCAACCGGAACGGGTGCGCCGCCACACTGGCGACGGTGGCCTCCAACGCGGCCGCGGAGCGGATGGTGCGGCCGCCAAAGCTCAGGATGCCTTCGTCGGGCCCTTCGATCAGCACGGTGGTCCCGGCCGGGTACGGGTGGCCGTCTGCGTCGATGAACCGGGACCCGTCCCATTCCCACAGATGCCACGGCACCCGCTCCAACCTGAGCGGGAACCCGGCCGTCGCGTCCGGGTCATGCCACAGAGATGCGCCGTAGAAGATCAGGTCGTCAACGGTCCACACCATCCGCTGGAACGGCACCTGCCCGTCTGTGCGGTACGTCCACGTCGGCTGCTCCAAGTCGGGCAGCTGCTCGGCGCCGCGGTACACCCGCAACGGCAGCCGGCCAATGGTGGTGCACAGCAGTTTCCGGGCCCGCGCGATCGCGGGGATCGACATGGCTTCGGTGCGGGACGCCGGCAGGGCGTCCAACCCGAACAGGTCGTTCAGGACCAGCTCGATCGGCTGCAAACCCGTGCGGTCCACCCACGCTTCGATCTGCGGCTGCGGCCGCGGGGCTGTAGTCAGCGGCCCGAAAAACCAGCTCACAGTGTGGCCGCCTGCCGGGTACGGTACGCGGCGCGGGCGCCGGCGCCGTGGAGCTGGCCGTGGACGGTGCGCTCATGGTCGGCGCGGACCTGCGCGGCGCCGATCCGGGTCAGCCGGTGCTCACGCCACCCCGGGCAGTCCGAACACAACACCACGAAACCAACACTTGAAGCGTCAAGTCGGGTGCCCACCGCCTAGATGTACACCGGGGGTCAGACATAACCCGCACAAACTGTTCGGGGTCACCGCCACACTGGCACAGTGACTACCTTGGACCTGACCGTCTCCGCCCACATCGACCACGACACGACACTCACCGCCCAACGGGGGACCGTCCCGACCAGCGCCCCGTATGCGGTGGTGCGGATCGGCGGGAACTCGGGCCGGGTGGACCTGTACATCAACGCCGCCGACCTTGACAGGCTGATTGACACGCTGACCACCGCCCGCCGCGAGCTAGCCGACTAAGTGGCCGCCGGTGCGTGACCGCCGGGTGACTAGCCGGCGGCCACGTCGGGTTGCGCCCCGGGGGGAGGCGCTTCCAACACACCGTAGCGGGCGGCGGTGACAGCGATCAGCGCGGAGATGGTCCCGGCGGATGCGGTTCTTGACCAGACCAGCGCGTCGCCGGATTCGCGGGTCGCCGCCACCTTCACCGCGTCGTTCAGGGCGGGGTGGCCGCGGTGCGTCAACCCGGCCCCGTCCGAGATGGCATCCAACACACCCTGACAGGCGGTCGCGTACGCCCGGCCGGGCAGGATCGTGGTGTCGTGGCCGTTCCGGCGCAGGGTGGCGATCGTGTCGGTTGCCGGGCCGTGGACGCCGAACACCCGCGGCCGCCGCCACCGGGTGGCGAGCTGGTCGACCGCGGCCGGCACCCAATCCGCGCCGGGCCGGTGCTCCACCACATCCACATAGACGATTCCCGCGGCCGCCCACGCGGCGCAGATCGTCGCGTCTGACCGTTCCAGCCCCACGTCCACCCCCAACACCACCACCGGCGGCGGCGGCGGCCACAGCGGCGCCTGTAGCCGCAGCCAGGCGGTGAAGGAGACGGCGGCGGTGTGCTGGGCGGTCGGCACATTCCCCAACGCCCGCAGGATGCCGTCGACCCCGTACAGGGTCCCCTCAGTCCTAGCCACGTTGGCGAGGTCCGCCACCGACTCGACGGTGTACCCGAACGCCGGATGATGGGTCGCCAGGGTGGACAGGGCTTGCCACCATTCCGGCGTGTCGGAGCCGTGTTCTAACTGGGCTCGGAGCGTGTCTATCAGTTCGTCGGGGACGCCCAGGTCCACAATGGCGGTGCCGTCGCGGGCGCCGGCATCATGCGCGGCGCGGGCCTCGTCCACCCGGGCGTGGAACCAGCGCGACCGGGCGGCGGTGCCCATCGTGGAGATGAAAGACAGCTGCCCGCCGGTGGTCAGGTGTGTGGCCGCCACGCCTTGGGTGATCTGGCGGCCCTGATCGGGTGCCAACGTCCAGCATTCGTCCAAGTCGGTCAGGTCCGACGCCTTCGAGTGGCCGGCTGTCTCACCCGGTGCGAACACGCGCCACGTCGACCCGTTGGAGAATCGCCAGCCCTCCGACCCTTGCGACTTCCGCAGGGTCACCCGCCGGGAGATGGACGGGTCGCCGTGGGACACCAGCGGCTCCACATCCTCAACCATCAGGTCCCGGGCGTCCTGCCTGGTTTGGGCGGTCAGCCACACCCGGGCGCGGGGTTGGATCAGGCAGCGATGGAACGCTATCGGAATCCGCATGGTCGTTTTGCCGGCCCGGCGCTGGACCGTGACAACGATGGTGGTGTACGCCCAGCGGCGCCGGCCGTCGCGGCGCCGGCCCGGCAGCTGCTCAGTCATCAGGGCGTAGACGTGTTCTTGCAGCGGCATCCGTTGGGTGATGCCGAGCCGGGCGGCGACCGCCGCCACCTGCCCGCCCAGGTTCGGGCGCCCCTCGGTCAGCGGCGTGATCCGTCTGACCCCGGGGATCGGCGGGACCGGCAGATCACCCACCGGCCGCGGCGTCGCTCAACCAGTCCAGATCGTCACCGGACAACGCGGCGTCGGTCAGCGCGTCCAACGCCTCCCCGTACGCCCGGTGGAGCAGGTGCAGCGCGTACGTCTCCCGCTTCCCGCCGTGCGACCCCTCCGCCACGTCAATGTCGTGGGCCAGGCTGTACACCGCCTGAATGCGGGCGGCCGCCAGACGGCGGTCCAACCCGCGGTCGCCGGCCAGCGCCGCCACAGTCTTGACCGCGGCACGGTAGTTCGGGCCGGAACGGCGGGGACCGGTCTCGGCAAGCCCGGGCAGCGCGTCGGGGTCCGCGCGGCGGGTCATGGGCGTATCTGGTCGATCAGCTGGCCGCCGATGTACTCGGTGTAGGCGGGTGGGATGGCTTGGCTGAGCTCGTCGCGGGTCATCCAGTCGATGCCCATTGCGGCCGCCGCCTCGGTGTGGGCGACGTGTTTCCGTTGCTGCATTACCGTGTGTCGCCCGTTCACCGAGCTTCCGCCCGGCGGGGACAGTGCGCCGCCGCCAAACACGCTTGCCGTGTAGTAGCTGTGATCGCACGGCGGGAGAAGATCGAACCATGCCCACGACACCTCGAACCATCGGTGTCGGATGACACCGAGGCCGAACATTGAGCCGCACAGCACGACGTCTCGTCGCATGGGCGCGCCGGGTGTGTTTTCGATGATCCAGGGCGTGGGTTGCTGTAGCAGTCGGGCACGGGTCGGGGTGAGCAAGTCGGTGTGCCGGTCGTCTGGCAGTCGGCCTTTCCACATGTTGCGCCCGGCGTTGAACGCTTTGCAGGGCGGGCTGGCGTGGATGACGTCGAAGCCGTCGAGCGGGTAGGTCATGGCGTCGGCCTGGTGGAACTCGTACGGGTAGCGCGGCTGCGGGTTGACGTCCACGCCGTGCACCTCGAACCCGGCGCGCGCGTATCCGACGGAGCAGCCGCCGGCGCCGCAGAACAGGTCGAGCAGCCGCGGCGCACCGAAACCGCTAGTTGATCTTGGAAACCCGGACAACATTACTCTTGGATCGGTAGAAGTTGATCATGGTCGGCGGAATCCCGGCCCGACTGGGGGAGAGAACAGCGGGGGGAGCCTCC